TACAGCAGATGACGAAGGAAGTTTAAGCATAAACTTAACAGCAGAAGAAAGATTAACGGTTGCTGGAGGTACAGGCGTTGCTACGACTAGTGTAGGCAATACTCTAACAATTAGTGTAGATAGTACAATCTTGAACACAACAACTGGTTCTACTAAGGCTTTTGCAATTGCACAGGCTGTCGCATTAGGATAGTTATAAATAGTTAAAAAGGAAGAATAAAATATGGCAATTCCAAGTACAAAAGCAACATTAAAAGAATACTGTTTACGAGCATTAGGTAAACCTGTAATTGATATAAATGTTGATGATGACCAAGTAGATGATAGAATAGACGAAGCAGTACAATACTTTTCTCAATATCATTATGATGGTGTTGAAAGAATGTATCTAAAGTATCAAGTTACGGCTGCTGATGTAACTCGAATGACAACCGACTCAAGTGAATCGGTTACCGAGAATAGTGTTACCACTACTTGGAAACAAGGTGAGAATTTTCTTATAGTTCCTTCTTCTGTAATTTCTGTTGTTAATGTATTTCCTTTATCTGATAGAGCAAATTTAAATATGTTTGATGTTAGATATCAATTAAGACTAAACGACTTATACGATTTTTCATCTACAAGTATTGTACATTATCAAATGACAATGCAACACTTAGATTTTCTTGACCATGTATTAGTGGGAGAGAAACCTATGAGATTTAATCAACTATCAAACAAATTATTTATTGATATGGATTGGAAAACAGATATAACAGCAGGTGAATATTTAATTATGGAAGTTTATCGTAAATTAGACCCTGCAACTAATGTAGATATGTTTGATGATTTATATTTAAAAAGATATACAACTGCATTGATTAAAAAACAATGGGGTCAAAACTTATCTAAATTTTCAGGTACTGCAATGTTAGGGGGAGTAACACTTAATGGTCCTGAATTATTTTCTACAGCAATTCAAGAACAACGACAGTTAGAAGATGAGATACGAACAAATTATGAAGAACCTCCTCATATGCAACAAGGATAAATAAATGCCAACCAATGTCTATTTTGACACAGGCACAACATCTGAACAGCGACTATATGAAGATTTAATTATAGAACAGCTTAAGATATATGGCCAAGATGTCTATTACTTACCAAGAACGATTGTCAACAAAGATAATGTTTTTGGTGAAGATCCTGCAAGCAAGTTTGATGACTCATACATTATTGAAATGTATGTGGACAATACTGATGGATATATGGGTGAACAAGAAATTATTAAAAAATTTGGTTTAGAATTAAGAGACGATATTCAGTTTACTTTATCTAAATTAAGATGGGAAATGTTAATTAAAGATAATAGTGATTTAACAGTTGAACGACCTCAAGAGGGTGACCTAGTTTACTTCCCAACTACAAACGCATTTTTTGAAATACAGTTTGTCGAACACGAACAACCGTTCTACCAACAAAGTGCTTTACCAACGTATAAACTTTCATGTACTAGATTTGAATATAGTTCAGAAAGAATTGATACTGGTATTGCTACAATTGATAGTGTTGAAGATAGTCTATCAACTGATACAATGAATTTTCAATTTACTTTAGAAAATGAAGTAGGTTCTTTTGTTTTAGAAAGTAGTATTGGTGCAATTGATTATGTAATCAATGAAAGCTTTACAATGGCAACACAATCGCCTACTGACCAAGGTCAAATATTTGAAACAGAAGCAGGTACAAATACACCAAGCACTGGCGATGATATACTAGATTTCAGCGAAAGAAATCCATTTGGAGAGGTTGACGAATACTAATGTTTGGAGAACACTTTTATCACAAGAAAATTCGTAATACTGTTATTGCGTTTGGTACAATATTTAATAACGTAAATATTAAGAGATTAGATTCTAGCGGGAATCCTTTACAAAATATTAAAGTACCTTTATCGTATTCACCAAAAGAAAAGTTCTTAGCTAGATTAGACGCACAAGCAGATTTAAACGGAGACGACTCAAAAGTGGCAATCACTCTACCTCGAATGTCATTTGAAGTTACTGGATATAATTACGATGGCGGTCGTAAGTTAAATAAAAATCAAAAGGTAACTAAAGTAACCACAAACGCTGACACTACTAAAATGAATAGTCAGTATATGCCTGTGCCGTATGATGTTAGTTTTGCTTTAAGTGTTTATGTTGCTAATTCAGATGATGGATTACAAATTATTGAACAAATACTTCCATACTTTCAACCAGACTATACTGTTACTATGATTGAGAGTGGTACAATGGATACGAAAAGAGATATACCAATTATACTAAACAATGTAGATTTTGAAGATAGTTACACAGGCTCATTAACAAGTTCAAGAAGAATAATCTATACACTAACATTTACAGCAAAAATTTATTTGTTTGGTCCAATTAGTACAAGTGCTGTAATTAAAACGGTATCTGCTGATTTGTATGCAAATAGTCAAAGTAATAGTCCACCAAGAGTTGAAAGAGTTACAGTTACACCAAACCCTACGTCAGCTGATAAAGATGATACATATACATATACAACTACACTAGAGTTTTTTGATGATGATTTAGATTATGATGAAGCGACTGGTGAAGATAAGTAATTAAAAGGATTTTAACATGAGTAAAATTGATGATAAATTGAATGAAGTATTAGGTATTGCTGAAGATATAACTTATGAGAATGAGGTTTTACCTAAAAAATCAAATACCGAAGTAGAGGTATTTGTACCAGAAGATAAAGACCCTGATATAGACTTTGAAACAGGTAGAAAAAACTTGTATAAGTTACTTGAAAAAGGCAACGAAGCAATTGACGGTATTTTAAGTCTTGCAAAAGAGGGTGAACATCCTAGAGCATATGAAGTTGCAGGACAATTAATCAAAACAGTAAGTGAAGTTTCTCAAGACTTATTAGGTCTACAAGAGAAGTTAAAGAAGATTAAAGATGTACCAGATAAAGGACCAAAAAATGTTACTAATGCATTGTTTGTTGGTTCAACAACAGAATTACAAAAGATGTTAAAGGAAAAAAAATGATATTCTTTAGACAAAACCTTCATGAAGTAATTACTTTACCTAAACCTCCTGTTGATGATTTAGCAGAGGCATACAAAGTGGCAGAAATAATTAGAGTAAGAACGCCAGAACAGGTACAGTCTGTTCAAGACCACGACCAAGAACCATACTATGCAATTCGTAAAGTTTGTGAAAAAAATAATTTAGAATTTCATGATGGTGAGTTTAAACAAATTATAAAAGAGTCTGTATCAATTATTAAACACTTTAAAGATTTATTTGACCGTAAAAGACCTACTGAAGTTCTTTCTAGTTTAAATACTTTATCAAGTGTTACAAATAAGACTAGGTCATACCCTAGTGGTCATGCAACTCAATCAGTTATAATTGCAAGATATGTTGCTGGTAAAGTACCAAGGTTAGAAAGAGAATTAATGAAAGCAGCTTATGAGTGTGGTTATGGTAGAGTAATTGCAGGATTTCATTATCCTTCAGATTACGAGGCTGGTAATTTACTTGGCGAAAAAATGTATGTACTTATGAATAAAATGGATTATGGACAAGAAGTGAAAGAAGAAAAGGTATCTTTTAAAGACTTCTTAAAAAATTAAATGGCAACAACGGATCAATATTTAGGCAATCCTAATTTAAAAAAAGCACACACTTCTTCTAGATTTACAAAGAAACAAATTCAAGAAGTAGTAAAGTGTTTAGAAAGTCCTAAATATTTTATAGAAAATTATTTAAAAATTGTCACCATTGATAAAGGATTAGTTCCTTTTGAAATGTATGACTTTCAGCGGAAGATGGTAGACACTTTTCACGATAATAGGTTTACAATATGTAAATTACCTAGACAGAGTGGAAAGTCAACTATCATTGTCTCCTACCTCTTACATTACGTTTTGTTTAACGATAATGTGAATGTTGCAATATTGGCCAATAAATCATCTACAGCAAGAGATTTATTAGGTCGTTTGCAATTGGCTTACGAACATCTACCCAAATGGATGCAACAAGGCGTTCTCAACTGGAACAAAGGTTCACTCGAATTAGAAAACGGAAGTAGAATTGTAGCGGCAAGTACTTCTTCTAGTGCTGTTCGTGGTAGTACCTTTAATATTATATTCTTAGATGAGTTCGCTTATGTACCAAACAATATTGCTGAAGAATTTTTTAGTTCAGTATATCCTACGATATCATCTGGTAAGTCATCAAAGGTTATGATTGTATCTACACCTCACGGTATGAATATGTTTTATAAGATGTGGATGGATGCTGTTAATAAAAAAAGTACCTTTGTACCTGTCGAAGTACATTGGTCAGAAGTGCCTGGTCGTGACGAGGCATGGAAAGAACAAACAATAAAGAATACAAGTGAGTCACAGTTTCAGACCGAGTTTGAATGTGAATTCTTAGGTAGTGTTGATACTCTTATTAACGCAACTAAAATTAAAACAATGGCTGTTGTAGATCCAAAAAGAAGTGGTGGTTTAGATGTTTATGAAATGCCACAAAAAAATCATATCTATACAATGTGTGTTGACGTATCAAGAGGACTGTCAAATGACTATTCGGCATTTGTTGTTATAGATTGCACATCAGCACCATATAAGGTTGTTGCTAAATATAGAAACAACGAAATTAAACCACTTGTTTTTCCAAGTATCATAGAAAAGATTGCTAAAAATTATAACAAAGCATATATTCTAGTAGAGATAAACGACCTAGGACAACAGGTAGCAGACAATTTACAGTTCGAGATAGAGTATGACAACATGATGATGGTAACGCAACGAGGCCGTTCGGGACAAGTCTTAGGAGGCGGATTTAGTGGGAGAGGTAATCAGTTAGGTTTAAGAATGACCAAAGGAACAAAAAGAATTGGTACTTCTAATCTAAAGAGTTTAATTGAGGGTGATAAACTAATTGTAAATGATTTTGATATTATTTCGGAACTATCAACTTTTATATCAAAAGGTAAATCTTTTGAAGCAGAGAGTGGCGCTTCAGATGACTTAGTAATGTGTTTAGTGATATTTTCATGGTTGGCAAATCAACGATATTTTAAAGAATTAACCAATGTAGATGTTCGAGGTCAGATGTTTTCTGAACAACAGAATTCCATTGAAGCAGACATGGCCCCTTTTGGTTTTATTGACGATGGATTAAACGATCCAGAGGGAAATGATGGGTATTTTGTTGACGCAGGAGAAGTTTGGCAACCTGTAATATATCGCAAAGGGGAATAGTGTAGTTTTGGATTACTATAAATATACACAAAGGGTTATAACTAAGACAAAAAAACTTAATATTAAGGAGAACTAAAATATGGCTTTTCAAGTATCACCAGGTGTTCTCGTTACTGAAAAGGATCTTACTAATGTCATTCCAGCTGTTTCAACTTCAGCGGGTGGTATAGTAATTACAGCAGAAAAAGGACCAATTGATGAGATTACTACAGTTTCATCTGAAAAAGAATTGGCTGATGTTTTTGGTAAACCAAATTCATCTAACTTTGAAGAATGGTTTACAGCTGCTAACTTTTTAGGATACGGAAATAATCTGAAGGTAGTGAGACCGATTACAGGCATGGTAAATGCTGCTGTTTCGGGTACTGCTATCTTGATAAAAAATACAACTGACTACTTAGATAACTACTCATCAGCTGCAAGTTTTGCTGCTAACGTAGGTGCTTTTGCTGCTAGAGAAGCAGGAACATTAGGAAATAGTTTAAAGATTTCTGTATGTTCTAACTCTACTGCTTTTGGACCACACTCAATGAGTGGCAATCTAGTTGCTGACACTTCTGCTGCTATCGGAGATACAACTATAACAGTTGACGATGGTAGTTTAATGCAAGTTGGCGACATACTAGAATTTGGGGACGCAAGTAATGTGCCTTCAACTGACGGCGCACCTTCTGGATTCTTTTATAAGATAACAGCAATCTCAACTCACGTTTTAACAATCGCAAGATTCAATCCTGCAACTGGTAAAACAGAAACAGGCGGATTAAGACACGCTGTTGCTGATAATGCTAAAGTGTTAAGACATTGGGAATTTTATTTCAACTTTGACGGCCCACCAACTTCAACAGATGATGTTGTTGCTGCTGGCGGTTCATTAGATGAAATGCATATTGCCGTGATTGACGAAGATGGCGGAATTACAGGATCTGCAGGAGAGTTATTAGAAACTTTTCCTGGCGTTTCACAGGCTTCAGACGCTAAAGACGCTTCAGGTAATTCAAACTTTTTCGCTGATGTAATATATAGAACTAGTAATTTTATATATGTAATGGATCACGAAACTACACTTGCTAACTCTGGTAGTGCTAAGAAAGGTCAAACTTTCGATAACACTCAAGGGGATGCTTTTGTTGTTAAGAGTCATTCATTATCATCTGGAACAGACGATTACACTGCTACTAACGCTGAAATTGCTACTGCATATGAAAAATTTAATGATACAGAAAATGTTGATTTAAGTTTATTAATGTGTGGACCATCTCAAACAGATGCTGACGCTACTGGCGACACAAAAGCAACTGCTGTTATGGATATCGCAACTGCAAGAAAAGATTGTGTTGCATTTATTTCACCTGCGAGAGCAGATGTTGTAGGTACTGCTAACGCAATTACACAGGCACAGAATGTAGTATCATTTGCTGATGGTTTACCATCAACAAGTTATGCTGTTATTGATAGTGGCTACAAATATATGTACGACAGATATAATGACGTATTCAGATTTGTACCATTAAACGGTGACATTGCTGGACTTTGTGCAAGAACAGATAGTATCGCTGATCCTTTCTTCTCACCTGCTGGATTTAACAGAGGTCAGATTAGAGGTGCAGTTAAACTTGCTTTCAATCCAAATCAAACACAAAGAGATGAATTGTACAAGGCAAGAATTAATCCAGTAGTATCATTCCCAGGTCAGGGAACTTTACTATTTGGCGATAAAACTGCTCAATCTAAACCAAGTGCTTTTGATAGAATTAATGTAAGAAGATTATTCATTACTCTAGAAAAGGCTGTATCTACTGCTGCTAAATTTCAACTCTTTGAGTTTAATGACGAATTTACAAGGGCTCAATTTAGAAATCTTGTAGAACCGTTCTTGAGAGATGTACAAGGCAGAAGAGGTATTACGGACTTTAGTGTTGTTTGTGATGATTCAAATAATACTGGAGATGTTATCGATAGAAACGAGTTTAGGGCTGACATTTTTGTTAAACCTGCACGTTCTATTAACTTCATTCAACTTAACTTTATTGCTACAAGAACAGGCGTTGCCTTTTCTGAAGTAGCAGGCGCATAGGAGGGATAAACAATGGCAAATATAAATGACTTTAAAGCCCGACTAAAAGGCGGTGGTGCAAGAGCAAATCAGTTTAAGGTAACTTTACCTTTTCCTGGTTACGCTGCAGTTGGTGGAGAAACGGCCGACTTAGCATTCTTATGTAATGCTACATCAATACCTGGGCAAAATCTTGGTACTATTCCTGTGAATTTCAGAGGAAGAATACTGAACCTAGTCGGTGATAGAACATTTAATCCATGGTCTATTACTGTATTAAACGATACAGACTTTAAAATATACAGAGGTCTGGAAAGATGGATGAACGG